ATCTATTGAACCTTACCTTCAGGCTATCCAGAGCCGTCTATCTATGGACGACATCTCTACAGCAGGACACGAAGTCCGCTTTGCAGTCTTTGACACCTTCCTAAAGAACGACCCATTGGTCGAATTGCAGGTACTTGAGAAGCTCCTAACTCTAGGACTTATCTCTACAGAGCAAGCGATGGAAATGACAGACCTTACCCCTAACGGATCAGAAGGAATGAGCTAATGAAAGAACTAATTATCGAAGCAGCCTCAATCGAGTGCAGCGAAGAACGTCGCGAAATCTCAGGCAAGATTGTGCCTATGGGAACTGGCGAAGTCGGTTCAACCAATATGGGTGGAGTCGTATTCGCGGCTAACTCAATCGACGTTTCAGATATTTCTAAGATTAAGTTGCTATCACAGCACGACATGAAGAAGCCAGTAGGTCGCATGACAGCTGCTGAGGTTCGTCCTGACGGCATCTATGCAACATTTAAATTGTCACGTTCTACAGGTGGCAACGATGCGCTTATCCAGGCACAGGAAGGACTTGTCTCAGGTCTTTCAGTTGGTGCAGAAGTTATCGCATCACAACCATCACGCGACGGACACATCGTCGTTACAGCTGCAAAGCTGAAAGAAGTTTCTCTAGTAACAGAGCCAGCCTTTAAGTCTGCTCAGGTGCTTGAGATCGCTGCTGAGGAAGTTATCCCAGCAGAAGAAACCCAACCAGAAAGCGAGCCAGTCGTGGAAGAAACCACTACATCGGTAGAAGCTCCAGCAGTTGAAGCAGCAGCAGTCGAAGCGGCTCGCCCAACAGTTGTAGCGAATCTCCAGGTGAAAGAGCGCACAGCGCCTATCACATCAGCACAGTACCTCGAGGCATCAATCAAGGCAGCGATGGGTGACGACTCAGCTCGTCGCACAGTTCTCGCAGCTGATGACTCAACATCAACTAACACAGGTCTTACATTGCCTGGACACCTCAACGAGTTCATGACAACAACCTTCACAGGTCGCCCAGCGTTCGAAGCTGTAACACGTCAGGCACTTCCAGCATCAGGAATGTCATTCACAATTCCTAAGCTCGGAACTGCTCCAACAGTTGCAGACGCAGACGAAGGAGCTACTCTCTCAGAGACTGGCATGACTTCAACATACGACACAGTAACTGTAAACAAGTTCGCTGGTCTAAACCGCATTTCATGGGAACTAATTGACCGCTCATCACCAGCGTTCATGGATCTTCTCATGACAGAACTTCGCAAGGCTTACGAGAAGTCTACAGACGCAGCACTTATCGCAGCGTTCACAGCTTCTGGAACAGCAGCAACAGGAGTTGCAGCAACAGCAGCAGGACTCCAGAGCTTCATCTCAGTTGAATCAGCAGCAGCTTACAAGGCTACTGGTGGAAACTTTGCTAACAAGCTCGTTGCTTCAACAGACCAATGGGCAGCAATCAACGGCTACGTTGATGGTGCTTCACGTCCACTCTACTCAGCACAGGGTCAGACACAGAACGCTTCAGGCGCGACAGTCCCAACTTCAGTAGTAGGAAACGTCCTCGGTACTTCACTTATCGTGGATCACAATATCTCAGTATCAGGAATCGTTGATGAGTCAGCGTTCTTGGTTGCTCCAGAATCAGTCTATGTCTGGGAGTCACCAACAACACAGCTTCGCCTCAACGTACTTTCAACAGGTGAACTCGAAGTCGCACTTTACGGATACCTTGCAATTGGTGTTCTTAAGGGTGGCGTAGGCGTTCGTCGCTTCAACCTCGCGTAAGCGAACCTAAGTCGCTAGAGGGGGCTGCCAGAGCCCTTGCAGCTCCCTCTAGTCTTTAGAAAGGATAACATGTCTCTCACAACAGTTGCAGAACTTCGCACAGCACTAGGCGTAGGTACTCTCTACGCTGACGCGACCTTGCAAGAAGTATGCGATGCGGCAGACAACGTTCTTCTTCCTTTCATCTGGGCTAACACAACCCCAACAACAGGGCACAGCAATACAACTAACACAGGCACTTCTTACTTTGATGAAAACGTTCAAAATACATTTTACGTCGGACAGACTGTAGTCATCACAGGCTCAGGGTCTAAGCACAACGGCTCAAAGACCATCACAGCAGTAGGCGAGTATTCAATCACTTACGCCATTACTGGCAACAATAACACAGCAACTCCTTACCACCCAGTTAATCCTTTTGGCTTGGTAACTGCTGACACATATTTAGATCCTTCAACAGTTCCTGCAATCCAGGAAGCTGCTCTCATGATTTCAATCGACATCTGGCAGAGCCGTCAAGCACCTTCAAGCGGTGGCGTATCTATCGACGGCTATACCCCAAGCCCTTACCGCATGGGTAACACACTTCTTGCTCGCGTTCGTGGCTTGCTTGCACCTTATCTTGACCCTCGTTCTATGGTGGGCTAATGACAGCCATAACCACACTTCGCTCTAGCATTGCGACGGCTCTTACTGATAACTCAAAGTATTCAGTATTCTCGTTTCCACCTGCTACGCCTATTGCCAACAGCGTCATTGTGACTCCTGCTGATCCTTACATCGTTCCAAGCAATAACGATTACACAGCAATCAGCCCAATGGCTAACTTTAAGATTTCTATCCTTGTCCCGTTGCTTGACAACGAGGGCAACCTTGCTGGCATCGAAGCCGACGTAGTTCGGGTGTTCGCGCTCCTTGAAGCGTCCAGCATTGTATTTAACGTCGGAAGCGTCAGCGCGCCAAGCGTGTTGTCAATTGCTTCTGGAGATTTACTGACTTGCGACATTGCAATCAGTACCCTAACGGAATGGAGCTAATCGATGGACGATTGGACAAAGGAGCAAGCTGACTTTCTAATCAAGATCGGGCAGCTTCCAGCAGCAACACCAGCACCAAAACCAACTACTAAGAAAGACGAGGAATAAGCCGTGGCAGTATTTCTAAACAATGGAGTAGTTCTTACTGTTAATGCGGTAGACCTCTCAAACCACGTTACATCAGTAACGCTAAACCGCACTTTCGATGAACTCGAAGTTACAGCAATGGGTGACTCAGGTCACAAGTTCGTAAAGGGACTTGAGGCTTCATCTATCACAATCGACTTCCTCAACGACACAGCAACAGCAAACGTCCTCCAGACTTTGCAAGCTGCATGGGGAACAAACGTCACAGTAACAGTCAAGCAGACTTCTGCTGCTACATCTGCGACCAACCCACTTTACACAATGACAGCACTCGTAAACAACACAACCGACATTAACGGCGCAGTTGGCGACTTGGGCACACAGTCAGTAACTTGGAACGTCTCAGGTACAATCGCAGTAACAACTTCCTAATAACTAACTAAGGGGCTAAAAATGGCAAAGCTAAAGGTAACAAGGGCAGACAACTCAGTAACAGAGTACGAAATTACTCCGCTGATTGAATACGCCTTCGAGCAATACGCCAAGAAGGGCTTTCACAAAGCTCTTATAGAAGACCAGAAGCAGTCAGATGTTTACTGGCTGTGCTGGGAAGCAATTAGACGCTCGGGTGAAGTAGTCAAACCCTTTGGGGAATCATTTCTCGAGACTCTCAAGTCAGTTGAGGTCTTAGAGTCTGACCCTTTAGGGTAGATCGGAACTCCCTCACCTATCTCGCAGCTCGCTTGAGCTATGAGTATGGAGTTCCCTTCCAAACCATTGTGGAATTACCTACGATGGCTTTTAAGGCACATGTAGAAGTTCTCAAGGATATAGCAAAGGAGCGTGACAATGCCAGTAAAGCTACAAGGCGCGGTCGCTCTTAGAAAAGCCTTGGCTATCGTCGAACCTACTTTGGCAAAAGAAGTAACAAAAGAAATTGCTTCTTTTCTAAAGCCAGTAGTTCGCAATGCTCGCGGATTTGTGCCAAGCAACGAAGATGCTCCTAGCGGTTGGCTCAAGCGTCCTAACGCTGGCGGTCGCTGGGCTACTCGTTATTATGACCAAAACATTGTGCGTCGTGGCATTACTTACAAGGCAACGCCAAGCAAGCCTAACCGCAATGGCTTTCAGGCTCTTGCTTCTATTTTTAACAAGTCCGCAGCTGGTGCTATCTACGAAACAGCGGGACGAAAGTCGGGCGTAACTGGAAACTTCAGCCCTCGACTTGGTGGTTCAATCAAAGGCGATACTCAAAAGACTCGCGGTCGTGCAATTTTTAGAGCCTTTGAAGAAGATCGTGGCAAGGCGCAAGACGGAGTCGTAAAGGCAATCTTTAAGGCTAAAGACAAGTTTGACTCGATGAAGGATAAGGTCTAATGGCAGATTTAAGAATTGACTTAGCCGCCGAGTTCAAGGGCAAGAAGGCTTTTAAGGAAGCCGACAAAGCCACAACTGGTCTTGAGAAATCAGTAAAGAAGTTAGGCAAGAGCCTAGGCGTTGCCCTCTCAGTTACAGCCATTGCTGCTTTCGGTAAGGCTGCTGTAAAAGCGTTTGCAGACGATGAAAAGGCAGCCAAGCAGTTAGCCAATACTCTTAACAATCTTGGGCTTGCTTTTGCTACAGCTCAAAATGAAAAGTTCATTCAAAGCCTAGAGGCTAGTTCTAACATTCTCGATGACGTTCTTCGTCCATCGTTACAGAAGTTGATTACCACTACTGGATCACTTACTTATGCTCAGGACTTGCTGACCAAGGCAACTGACATATCACGCGGCTCTGGTCTTGATTTAGCCACAGTCGCTAATGACTTAGCCCTTGCTTATGTAGGTAACACACGCGGGTTGATGAAGTACGGCTTGGGTCTTACCAAAGCCCAACTTGCCGCAATGTCTTTTGAGCAGATTATGGCAGCTCTCAACAAGCAGTTTGCTGGTGCTAACGCAGCCTACCTCGACACCTACGCTGGCAAGATGGACGCTCTTACAGTCGCTTCTGCTAATGCTAAGGAGACAATCGGTAAAGGCTTGCTTGATGCTTTTACAATCCTTGCAGGTGGAGCAGAAGGAAGCATCACAACAGTTACAGATGCGATTGACAAGCTAGCAACTGGTATTGCTAATGTCATTACTGGTACTGCCTACTATGTCAAGCAATTACTTGACAATCCAATTATTAAGAACTTGCTTAAAGCTGCCTATTGGCTGGCTACCCATACAGGCGCATTGGCTGGCGTTAAGCGCGCAGCTGATAAGGGTCAAAGCCTAAGAAAAGAAGAAAAGACTCCAGAACTTACAGCTTCACAAAAGGCATTGCTCGAATCACAGCGTAAACAGGCAGAAGCCAGCGCAAAAATTGTCAAGGCTCAAAAGGCAGCCACAGCGGAACAGAAGAAGCAAGCCGCATTAAAGAAGGCTGGAACTATCTTTGATTTAGAGCAGATTCAGATCATTGCTGCTCTCAAGGGACAACTTTCAGCAGAAGAACGCAAACGCTTAGAATTGCAGTTTGCGCTACTTGTAGGTAACGAAGATGAAGCCAAGAAGCTAACTTATGAATTAGCAAAGGCTCAAGGACTAGGCGAGCAACTTGCTCGTTATCTTGCATCGCTCCCAGCAGCTAAGAACCCGTTCGCTTCATGGGAAGCCTATCTCGACATGATTGCTGAAAAGGCAAAGCAGATTGCTAATATGACAGTCAATGCTCCTACAGGCACAGCGGCAGCCGCTGCCGCCAACGGCACGGCATCACCAGCAACAGTTGGCACTAACGTCTCAACTAACGTCCCAGTCATGGGCTTTACTCCACCACCTACTGGCACATACGGCACTCCTACAGGAGCAGTCCAAGGTCCTCAAGTAATCGAGCTAAAGATTACAGGCGACGGAGACTTGACTAATACAATCGCTAAGAATCTTATGCAGCAGAGCCTTTCCTCTGGAAACCAGACCTATGTCAATCGACGTACAGGTGGCTTTGAGTGACCTTACCTGCACAGATAGCAGTCTCTTTCGACTTTAGCTCTGGGGCAACATTCGGAGC